TCGTCGGTTCGTACGTCCTTCTCGCACAGTATCTCAGTCTACTGGTTTTACAGTTCAGCATTATGGCCACGATTGTTCTTTGGAATTAACGAAACGTCGTTACTTCCAAGAATCGGGCATGATTATAGGTGTTATGGCTATTAGGCCAAAAGTCCATCTTCGTGGTGGTTATAATAACACCGATAGGATCTGGACTTCTCCAGAGCGTTTCCCACATGTTGGTCAGTTGGCAGAACATAAGAAAATTATGAACTCAGCTGGCGTTTCAACTGGTGCTCAAGAAAATGAAACGGATAACACGCCTAATACATATATGTCGATTGATGCTTCTTTGTTTAAAGGACGCCACGAGGCGTTTAATCATTTGGATGATTATGTAAAGGTTTATGATCCTTCTGATGATGCTGATGCAATGTATCCTAATGCTGCATGGGATGATTTCTTAGAAACTACTTCTACTGATCATTTTCATATGGATGGTGTTATGTCGACGTCCTTGGTCACACCATTGCAAAAGCTCTTACCAGCTTAGCGAGCGAGACTTCATGTATCGAGCGAGCGGGGGTTAACCCCGCCGCTTAGCCAACAAAGTTGGCGTCTTGATCTTAAAGCATAAGTGACACCAATCATGATTATAGGAGATACATCATGGGCAAGCCATGGGGCGTTACACGTCCACTGGGTTACTTCAGCACAATCGGTGCTCAATACACTGCAGGAGTATTAGAAAGAAATAAGGCGGTAGAAAGAAAATGCACGAGTCCGTCGTATGTTGGTAGCATCTCAGAAAAAGGGCAAAGCCTTCCTACCATCCCTCTTCAAGCAGTTCGCTGCAGAAAATGCAAGGGATGTTTAAAAGCCAGAGAAGCTCAATGGTCATACAGAGCAGGTGTAGAATACCTTATTTCAGAAAGAACCTGGTGGTTAACACTCACTTATGCTGGTTCGAAAGAACCGACTTATGACGATGTTAAGTTGTTTTTTAAAAAACTAAGAAAGAAACATGAGTTTAGATATGTTATCTCAGAAGAACGTGGAACAGACACAGAACGATTACACTGGCATATCCTTGTTCACTGTAGCAATTCGCTTACAAGGCGAGAAATCGAACGTTGTTGGAACAATGGATTCGTTAACGCACGGTTGGCTAGACACGCTGGTCTCGGACGCTATTTGGCAAAGTATCTTGCAAAACAGTCAAGGATTAGAGCTTCTAAGCACTACGGCTCAGAGGAGCAAATTCGGCAGCACCTCTCCGAAGAAATTAATAGCAATGTTGAACACTTTATCAGGACCGGATCGAAGATTGGCTATTGCCTTGGATCCGAAGTTACTCTTAGCAAGTATGGATTGCATATCCCAAGGGAAACGTTAGAGCGATGGTTAGCTCTGAGTGCCATACCCTTTTAGTTGTGGATAACCCTCGTTACGAACGGCTGGTGTGGGCCTCCAGACCAGTCGCTACATTCTCATTATCTGAACAGATTAATGACGAAACCTTTGACTATGTCAGACAAGACGACCCTCCTTATTGGTGGAACCTTTTGAACGGAGTGGAAAAATGGCGTCAATGAAACAAGCTGGGCGCCCAGATAGGGCCCCAAAGCGCTCTTCCCCTTCCCCCCAACGGGGATACCCCCCGTTGCGGCGTCCGATGAGGACAAAGCCGTTAACGGCAGCTCCCAAGGTACGTCACCGCGGGATTGAATGGCTATTCAAGCCGTTAAAATTCGCCAATCCGGCGATTAAGTTAGCGGAAATATTTTTATTACCGCGACCGCTGGGAAACGGTGAGCGTATGACAATGCCGAACTACGACCCATCCAATATCGAGGATATAGAATGGGTACCAGCGCAAGTAGGTGAAGCACCTATCAGGATTCCTCGGCAGTTCGAGGACGCTATACCTTTATTGAAGAACCCACAGTTGGTGCCAGTTGAACCGGAGGTGTGGAAACCTGCATATATAGGTGGACCCCCTTTAAGGCAGGATCCGCCCCCTACCCCGTCTAATGTAAATACTAGATCTTCTTTTGATGTTCTGGACGTTTACAAACGTGCCACGACTCAAATTCAGCAAGAGTATATCTGGCTGCAAGATAGAAGTAATATTTGGAATAGAAATATTTTAAACTCAGCACTTTCGCCGGGTCCAATGCCGGCGACTCCTAATTATGATTATTCTTTACCATATCATTTATGGCCGCCTAATCAGGCGGATTACTGGTCATATGTATTTGTTAGTGATTATGTCTGGACAGGTTCAGGTTTTGAAACTGTTTACTATTATGAATGGCAATTTAACAATTTTAATTATCAAATGGCTCTTACTCAGTATCAAGTGGATTTGAATTTATATCAACATCAACAGAATGTTGCTAACATGCAGCTGCAAGCAGAGTATCAAGCTGCTTTGGATGAGTATTACGCTACTCAAGAAACTATTATTACTGTTAAACGTAATACCGCTACTCAAGAATTTGTCATCGAACCGGAGGCACGCAAGCGCGCAGCCGAAGATCGTCGATACAATTTGAATACTAAGCAGTATTCAGATCAGAAAGCTTACGGTCGAACTTATAATGATGCTCTCAGGATAATTAATAAAACATTTGGCAAACTCTCTGAGCATTACGACCTGGCAATGGCGTTTTGGAATAATTTAGAGTATGCAGATGGAACTTCTCCCTATAACCGTACATTCCGCGGAGCTATGGCCGCATATGCCCGCGGTGAAGTTAGGCTTAACACTCTTGGTTTTTTATCTGATGTCTTTGCTAATGAGGCCATCGATACTATTATTGGCTCTGTTAGCCAGCGTAAGCGGAGTGCTTATCGGACTATGGGTTTGTTTCCGACTCTTCTGAGCGGTTTTTCAATGACACCTAATATTCAGTTTGAAGGACAAATTTACGCCTATAAGTCCAAATCCTTTAAAGAAGCGTTTGGCAGGCAATTAAACCCAGTAGGTTACATGTCAAAATGGGATTATCAGAGCACTCCCGATTATTTATCTATGTCAAAATGGGGAAAGTCTCGAGTCGATAGTTTATTGAACGGTATTCAATCACTTCCTAGAGTGCGTGTAAGGGCGCCTACACTGCGTGTAAGCGATCTTACTAGGGCAGAAGACCCTCTGTTTATAACGGCCCGTAGAGCGGGCTTAATTAAGCCTCTTGACATGCCTAGATCTGCTTACTACCCTAGCCGTACGCAATAACGCGTTGGTAGCAAGTATCAATTACATATTATATATTATGCGCTTAATTCCGTGTAAGTAATTGATACCATTAGGAAAAGGAAAATGGGTCAATGGCATTTTATCGTCGCCGCTCGTATAATCGCAATTATTCTTCTCGTCGTACTTCTTATCGTAGTTATGGCGGGATGTCAGCTACGAAACGAGCCACCGAAGCTGCTTTCAAGCGCGGACTCAAATCTGGAATGCGCAAACGGGGATCAAACAGTCGTCGTGCGTACTTTTATCGTTAATCCGAACAATCTTTCTGAGAAAGAAAAGTCGGACTTCCTCTCATGGTTAAATCGAACAGGCCGCTTAAACTAATCTCCTCCCTGAGCGGCTTACTCTGGGGGGTAGTGTCCCCTACCCCCCATTTTTATTAAAGGAAAATAAAATGGCTAATCTCCGTAGACAAATGAGAAAACCTCGCTTCGTTCTTGCAAACAAAGGTAAATTTGGGCGTCTAATCCCATTTCATTCTGAATATGTGTTTGCAGGTGAAACAATGAAGAAGCTAAAGGCTTCTATGAATTTTATGAGTAAACCTATCAAGGTAGCCCAATCAGGAGCTACTATTGATATTTGGTATTATTATGTGCCTATGCCGATTATTTGGTCTGATTTCCCACAATGGGTCATGGGTGATTCTACTCTTAATGTTCCAAATGCTAATGTGGCTGCTGGCAGAACGTTGTGGGGAACATCAATAGGCGGCAATACTGGTGCTGGTAGTGGCACTCTTGATCACTTTAATCATGAAGCGTATGTGAAAGTTTTAAATCATTATTTTCGTGATGACGAAAATCAAGTCACATCAGCCACTGTTCCTATGTCTATCCCTATTATCGATCAATCGGCAGAAACTTCTGGCGATGCTGATTTGGAAGCGGAGGATGAAACTATCGATGTTTCAGGTGGTACCCTTTCACTGAAAGAGCTTGAACGTAAAAGGGCTAACTTGCGTTATGAACGCAGAGTTGAAATGCAGGATGGTAAGTATGTTAATTGGCTAAAAAATCAGGGTGTCAACGCTAACGAGCAATTGGCCGAAATACCCGAATTTCTAGGCCACTATCGTCGGTTCGTACGTCCTTCTCGCACAGTATCTCAGTCTACTGGTTTTACAGTTCAGCATTATGGCCACGATTGTTCTTTGGAATTAACGAAACGTCGTTACTTCCAAGAATCGGGCATGAT